CTTTAACTGGATCATTGTCACCCACATATGTAATCCATATACCTACGTCCTTTGCAAATTTCTTTGTAATATCTTCTACATCTATATTTGCATTTAGTTGTTTTGCCTGTTCAATCTTTTCTTGTATGTGCGCTGGGTCTTTTCCTTGCACCACGCAATTACTGGTTTTATTTTTACTGCGATGTATAAATGCAGGGCCTTCAAATCCCATAAGTGTCATCTCTGCAACCTCTGATGGTATAATAGACCAATCTGCAAACCAACAAGTATGACTATCTTGATATTCAGAATTATATATTTCTTGCTGTATACCATAGTCTATTGCAACTAGATTATCAACATCACCGTCACGATAGATTGCATTACAACCCCACGTAACAGTATTATTATCCATAATCTGTTGGTGACAAGGTTTATACCACGACCTTGATTCACCATTCCCTATAACTAAGGCTTTAGACATCAATGACCTCTAATTTGACCATCTTTTGAAACGTCCCTTATATTTTGGGTTAACTCTTCAACTCGTCTTTCCATAACATTAATTGCAGTATTGATATTGCCCATACCAGAATTAGGTTCAAAACGACTACGAAGAACTCCTATCTCCTCAGTCAAAACAAGTATTCTATCTAAATCATCCATCTCTTAAAGCCTTCCATGAAACAGGAAAATATTCTTCTCCAACTTCATCTATTTGATTCGCAACCATTTGTGTTTCCAGTTGTGTATCTGGTTTGCATCGTAGGTTGCATACACGAGCAAATGCCATTAATGTTCCACTCCAATACCACTCAGTCATCATAGATTGAGGAAGTACCATACGTGCTTGTTCTGGTGCAACGCCTCTACCTAGAAGGTACTCATATGTCCATTTAGCAGTCTTACAGACGGATTGATATTCATCTACCATCCTATGGTGTGGATTGATGTCAATAACTTCAGATGAAGAACCTTGTTTTGAGTTCTCAGGAGCTCCTCGCCATTCTTCTGGCATATAGAACTCTACCTCATCATCAACATATCTACGAGATACTTCATTCCATACTAAACCGACTTGATGTTTCACTAATTGTCTTGCAACGAATACAGGAGCTTTAATGTGAAACTGCATAGATGCATGACCAAAAGGACTCCAGTGATTATGTTTTGCGAGATAGTTGATTAACTTCTCATCCTGTTTGGACAATAAACCTTCTATAGGCCCTGCTGGTGTAATTGATTCCCATTCAGATGTTTTTGAAAATGATACTCTTGCTGCATTTACTACAGAGAGATCACTACCCATTTTGTCTATAAATTTAACTTTCATCTTCTCTCCATATAATGGTGCCGGCGACAGGATTTGAACCCATGACCCTCTGATTACAAATCAGATGCTCTACCAACTGAGCTACGCCGGCAAATTCCATTAGTCTCGTTTTTTGAAATTGTTGTTACGTCTAGGTGAAAAACCTCTATTAGAATGTCGTGTAGCAAGTTTAGTAACTCTCTCACGAAGCTCTTCATTCATTTTCACCAACTCAGCATTTGACCACTCTAAAGATTTAACCTTTTTACTAAGGTCACTTACCTTAGATTCAAAAAATCCTTCTTCTCGTAGTGCATCGCCTTTGTCAAGATACATTGTAACGTCCATTAATTAGACTCCTCTATAAGTTTTAATAGTTTTATTCTATACCTGTTCTTGTTAATTGTCAAGAACCCTTTGTAATTTTTCATCAATTTTTTTAAGTCAACCCATACAATATCATCCTCTAATTGTTGATCCCATTTTTTACTAAAACTTACGAGCTCATCTAAAACTAACATAGTTTCTAATGATACTCTACTACCCAAAAACTCTTTTAATAGTTTTGGATGCGAACTATTCTTTACTTCAAATAGAGGTTCAAACTCTTTTATGAAAGGTTTCATCTCTATTATAAATTGGTCAAAAAATCCTGACCTTCTAAGTAACCACGAATTATAATTTTCTTCACTAAAGTTGGCAATGTAGCCACTCTTATCTTTTATGAAATTAGAAACAAGATAATTTCTGATTTCTATTTCTGTCTTATATTTTTTTGAAAGTTTGACAAAGAAAAATCTGTCTTTACGTTTCCAGAAAGAATCTCTAGAAACTTTTGTCTTTCCACCATACTTAAAGAAATCATAATCTTTTCTACTAAAATGTGCTTTCATTGCACAATACATTATATAAACGTCAATTGCTTCCATCATCTTTTTTGTAACCATCTTCTTCTACTCTACGATTCAAATTAGAGGGGGATAAACTGGCAGCAACGAAACTTGCGGCTGCCAACATGGGAATAACGTATATCATCTTATCTGTAAGATATGCTGTAATATACGTTGGGACTAGTACTATAACTGCCTGTAGTAAACTTTTAGTCATCATCTCTACAAGGACGAGCAGTTTGAATTGGGCCAATCTTACCATAACGATCTTGACCTTTTTTTAACTGTTTAAAGTAAATCTTTTCACCTACTTTTTTATCGCCTTCTGGGCCATATGCAAATACACACTTATCTTTGCCAGGCATACAGTGAGGGTTTTCAGTGACAACATGACAACCTATATACGCAAAATTTCCACCGTCATGACCTCGGCCACAGGCAGATAACAATCCAGCAAATAATACTATTAAAACAATTTTTTTCAACATACCTCTCCTATATCGGTAACTGTGCTTGTCTAGGTAGAAAATTTAAGTCTCGAGCATTTGCTTCTATTTTCTCTTTAAGACTTTTAGAAATTAAAGAACCGACTGTATCTGGTTCTATACCTTCTTTTTTACAATACCAAAGTACTGCTTCCATGTGTGTAACTTTTTTTTCTTTTGCGATACTTTCAATCTCTAGTGAGAAAGTTTTTGTTGTACTAAGTGCCATAATTGCTCCATTAAAATATAAAATGAGAGGTTAACCATGACCTCTCACGAATGTATTACGTCATTACACGTTTTTGATATTATTAACAATTCTATCGTAAATAATATCGTGTCCCATCCAAGCCGTAAATGGTAAATGATTTCGTTTCACTGTGGCCTCTAACTTCAAACTAGTCTCCTTTCTTTTGTATAACTTAAATTGATACGTTAGTCTTACTTGCCGTCCAAATTAAGTGGTAGTTTTTACTTAGAGAACTACCAAAACTCCCGGCTCTTACGTGTATTTAAGCAGCACGTAATGCTTTGTAACCAGCAGCAATAATTGCTTTTGTTGGTGTACCAATCATATACTTCATATATGACTCACCGTCAAAAGACGATACACGCTTGTTCAAATAGATCGAAAGACCTTCTGAACGAAGTTGGCTTATAACTGCACGAACATTCTTAACACCATAACGTGCTGAAATCTGTTTAGCGGTTAGTTCTGCACCATTAACAAGTGCGGTTGCGACCTTAGCGGCCTGGGTAGTCTTAGTAGTCATTCAAATATCTCCTTATCATGACAAAATAGGACGGACTCATTCCATCCTTTAAGTGGTAGGTTATTCTGTTGCTAAGAAACCTACCGAAACTCCATTAACATTTACTGCTTACGCAGCAAGTGCCATAGGTGCAAAGTTATCGTTTGCGTTTACTTTAGTGGACTATAAGGCGTCCAATCCACAATTCTCCACTCATCTATCTCTGCCTGTCGATCCTAATTCGCCCCCATCAAAAAAAGACTAGATATATTATACCAGCAAGTAAGGTTATGTCTGCACATATACTCCAAATGATATATGCTTTAAACATCCACTTACTTACCTCTCGTACTAAAGGGTTCTTCATCTTGATCCCCTAATAAAGAGCTACATACAGAGGTCTTCGTAACTTGCATTACATTTTCTCCTGTAGTTTGCAGCAAAGCAATTATCATATTCTTTTTTATTAAAAAGTTTACGAAAAAACTTTATCATCTCTAATCTCCTTTTGGTGGAGGCGGAGGGAATTGCACCCTCGTCCAGCTCAGTCTTCAATTCGTATCATCAAATTGTACTCTATTTATACCATGTTATTAGTGTAAAGTCAATACCCTTTTATGAGAAACAGGATCGCCTTTGGTTTTCTTTGATTTTAATTGAGTAGTCATTTTAAACTCATTTCCCACAACCAGAAAACACGCTACACTAGGACTTGGATATTCTAATATAGTTACTGTACCTGTCTCTGTATTGGCCATGACCAAAACTCTATGATCGTCACCATTAATACCAGTTTCTTTAGATACAAACCAACTTATAGGTCTTTCTTTATGTGTCTTCACGATTCCTTCTATAATTGTTTTACTGTCGCCGCACAGAAGAGGCTTATGCACAATCACAGGATTAATAAGTTCTATTTGTGGCGGCACTTGTTTTTTCTCTTCTTTAACTATTTTTTCGGGCGATGTAATGTTTTTGGGAGTATTATCGTTGGTCTGACAACCCATTAACAGAAACACCGCCATTATTGCTACTAGGTGTTTCATTTTGTTCTCTCCATATAGTAGCGGTTTCTACCAACGAATCAAGGTAATCATATTTTTCTTTTACAAACTCTTGCACTTGGCCATCTTCAGTAACACATAAAATAACGATCTGTTCTATCTCAGTTCCAGTTCGTTCTTCATACATTTCTGCATATGCAGAGCATTGAATGTAATAGTTTTCATTCCAATCATCATTGCGTTCTTTAGTTGAAGTCTTGAAGTCTATAATAGACAGTACACCATTGTACTCTGCAATACAGTCAACTCTGCCCGCTACCTTATATTTATCACTATAGAGTCCTGCTTCTTGTGCATGGATGTTATCTATTTTTGTAAGAGCTTTTTGTAATTGAGTAAATAAACACCAAGGAAGAAAATCTTTTTGATGATGATCTATATTTTCATTGTTAAGATAGTCTTCACACATATGGTGAACCTTAGTTCCACGAGCTGCAGCCTTACCAGCAATGTAGTTCGCAGTCTTTTCACCTACACGTTTACGCCATTCCATCAGTCCAGACTTATTCCGAACTGATAAAATGGTAGTAATAGATGGATACTTGTTTCCCTCTGGTGTTTCATATAGACGCACACCGTCAGTTGTTGTTGCGCTTATAGGGGGCAACTCCACATTCAAATGATTAAACATACTGTAGTATACCTTATTTACCTTACTTTGTCAAGTACCTTATGCGTTTTCATAGATTGCATTTTCTTGCATTGGGTTGGAAGGATCACGGCCCATCCAATTACCCCACTCTTCATAGAAATGTCTCATACCAACTTCATCATGTATAGTCTCATCCTCATGTCTACCATGCAGTATGTGTCTATGTTCTGATCCAGGCGTCATACTTGATCCTTGACCTTGTATACCTAACAAGTCCTCATGTAGATTACGTCCCATTGGGCCCCAGATTGTATTGTGATGTTCGATACGTGTTTTACGTTCTTGTGGTGTATCCTTTTTAAGACCGAACCCACGAAACTCAATCATAACTTTATCAGGCCCTAGAGGTGTAACAACGTCTGTACGTAATGCACTCCCACGTAGATTAAAGTTCATGCCAGGAAATAGGTCAATCATATACCACTGGTTAGGTGGTAGTTCTGGGAAACTTAGTTCACCACGATCTTTACCGTCCTTCATTGCAGTATATTGTACTTCAAAACTACCCACGTTTACATGACCATTATCAAACCCTGTACACTTACGTGCGAAGTACTCATCGTTAAACCCTGTTGTGCGATTAAAGTAATGCATATAGTCATGGTAAAACTCAGAGTTCGTATCATGCCATAG